CAGTACTTCAATGGTGTAAGTTTTAATTTGTGGCACAAATATATGCCTCTTTTTTGCTACTCCAATAAGTAAAAACAGGAGTTGTTAGCCGAGCGCTTTTGATAAAGCCTAACTATTTGAAAATCAAAATTAAAAATGTGAAAAACTCAGCACTCGAAGTGCGGTAGGTCCTTAAATTTCGACCAGTTTCCACCCCATTCGACGTCTTCAAAAACCTCCGCGACGATCTTTGCAAAACGTTTGAAGTTTATGGGCGACCAGTCAAGGCCTCCCTGCTTCTTAAAAGCGATGTCGAAGGCTCGCGCTGGGTAGACGTTGTGCTTGCCGTTCTCCTTGATATAGGTTACTTTCTTGCCCGGAGTCGTGCGACCTTTGGCATACAGTTCTTTCTGTTCGTCGTTGGTCCTAAAAGTGCAGGTAAGAAATGGCTGAGGCTCGCCCGGGTACTTTTCAGCATATATCTTTGAGCACTGGGTCCAGCACATCTGGAGAAGCTCGGTGCAGTCTTGAATATCTCTACTCGGCATTGCTTAGGCTCTTGATAGTTTGGTCTTTCATGTGGCTGCTTTTGGAACTGCCAACGTAGTAACTGAATATTGATGCTCCGATGCTCATAATGGCTCCAAAAGTCATGTCCGCAAGGCGCTGGTTTTCGGTTGGTATGGTGATGAAGATTAGAGAAATAACCACGCCAACCAGAAGTAGAAGCCCACAAATCACAACTGCGCCCATAAGCCAGTCCCTCTTGCCGGTTGCCTTGGTAAATTCCACCTCACGAAGCCTGGCGCTTGCTCGATCTTCGACCTCGGCCTTGTATGCCTCCAGCTCGGCCTGGATGTCCAGACGGTGCATTTCGAGAGTGAACTCGAGTTTGAATCTTTCAAAGTCCTGGGCGAGCTTAGATGCCTCGTCGCTCTGGTCACGTTTGCCATTGATTAGCGCACCTACTGTTTCGATGGCCTGGATGCCGGTAACATCACCGACTACTTCCAATATATCACCTGCGACTGGCTTTACCCGGTCGCGGACAAAGGTCCCGAACTTTGAGTTCTTGATCTTTTCGCCAAGGCGCTGCTTCTCTTTAGGCTCGTCGCTCATTTGCGCTTAAACATCGAAAGCAGGTTATTAAGAATCGCTTTGTGGTTCTCCATGAGGTACTGGATCAACTTCTCACCGAAGAGAGTGGCAAGCGGCACAAGTATTTGTGCAAGATCCGTATGTCCTGAATTCATGCAATACTGTGAGGTCAGATAACCGCAAAAAACCGACAAAGCGATTACCGCGACCCACTGAATAAATGAGAGTGTCCGTTTCATGTATATGTCGTAGCTTAGTTTCGCAAGTAGACCGACGCCGATGCCGACGAGGTAAGTGTGACTGTGGTGTAATAGTTCACCGATTTCTGCCCAGAGTGCCTTCATTTTGTGATCGTTTTTTCAGTTGGCTCAGGAGCTCCTTTTCATAGCGCTTGAGCTTCTCCAAATAGACTCGTTTTTCCTCTCTTTTCTCTCGCATAATTGCATTTTTATGGTATAAAATCAAGGCGGCGACCGTAGAATTCGGGTGGATTCACCGGTAAAGCCCTGCTGAAATCATAGCCAAATGGCTGTCTTTGTTGCAAAGGCGAGCGCTGAGGCCATACATTCGAGCTATATTCCGGGAATTCATTCGACTTATCACACAAATAATCAAATAACAGCCCGGTATAATACTCCGCATTTTGCCTGTAACGCACAATGAAGTCCTTCATTGTGGCGTCGCTCATGCCGGTACCGTCGTCAGATGATCGTTGTACAAAGGTTCCGTTGTCGAGTTTATACACTAATGAAGGCAAAGCCTCCACCATTGTCCACCACAGGACCACTTTCTGGCAGTATTCGGTAACCAGAGTCTCGTAATTACCGCTCAGAGTGTTGTTTGCGATGTCTGTCTTGACTTTATTGTACAGGTTGGTGCCCAGCCATGGTTGCAGGTACTTGTCCTGAGCCAAGTAGACGCTTGGGTAAAGCAGGTTTGAGTCAACTGCTCCGTTGACCTGCGTGTACTTCTTAATGTACACATCCGATATGAAAAGAATCTCTGCCATGTGTTTAGGTTTTAGCTGTATTTAAGTGATCCACGACCGGGTCGGTCATTCGGCGCAATACCCTCAATGCCTTTCTTTTTTACGTAAGGCACATTACCAACTCGCTCGTCGTTTTTAAGTCCCTTGTTGGGCAGGAATTTGCCCTTCTCGCGCTTTCTAAAGTAGATCTGGCGCTTCCAGTGGTGATGGCAAAAGCAACCGCCGACATATTTGAACAAATCGTACTGTGATTTTCCTGTTGGCGCAAACTGGCCGTTCACTCCGGCATCACTCATCAGTTGAATGTCTTCATAACGGTAAACGGTACCTTGTTTTGATAGATTAACCATGTCCACACAAAACTCCCTACTATTATCACCAATGTTCTGGCTATAGGCGTAGCGTAATTTGTACAAACCCCGGTCGCCCCAGGCGCTCTTTTTGTCCGGTTCGGCATAACTGTCCAGGCTTTGCAGCTGATATTCCTTAAGGTTCTCACAAAAAGAACGCTCGACATCCGCATCCGGAAGAGCTTCGTCTTCATGCACCAGCTCCCACTCGTCCAGATCAATGACCTCGCCGCAGTTCTTCAAACGTTCACGCCAGTACTGCTCATCGTCTGACGTCATTTCAACTGAAGAGTTAGAAAGTCCTAACTTTTTTTTTTCACCCTCAACGTGAGCGGCTACTGGAGCTTCGGTTTGAGCAGGTGCTGGTTCTGGAGCAGTTATTATTTCAGGTTCAGTTGCTGTCGCTCCTTGCTCAGTCATGAGCGGAGTGTTAGGTATGATTGCAATTTTGATTTCGGGCATTTCGTAATCGAGCACATACTCAAAGCCTTGTGAGAGCTTACGCTGCTTAGGTTCCACGACTTGCTTAGTAAATATCTCCAGTCCGATGACCATCTCCTCTTTATTCGATCCAAAACCGCCTGCTCCGTCCCGTATACCAAAAATAAGTGGCGTGGTACAACGATGCGCAAGGAGCACTTCCTGCCGGGAAGTGTTGGTGAGGTACTCGTACTGCTTGTCGGCATCCGAAAGTGGAAAGCTCTTAATATCTGGTGGTGTCGCGTTCGGCTCGTTAAATGTAAAGAAGGTCTTACCACTGTTCTTTGCACCGCCCAGGTGCTGCTCCATGTCTTGACGCATGCGACGGATACCGTCCGCATCTTGCTGGCCGTTAAAGAATGAAACAATCAAGCTCGGGAACATTCCGTTTAGGATGTTTGAGACGTGGTAAATACCAATCTGCTTCGATAGCTCGATGTAGTTCACCGCGCTGAAGTAATCGGGCTTCGGGTATATCTGGCCACCGGTGTAGTCGAAGCACCAGTACACCTGTCGAGGCTCCTCGCGTGCGGTCTCCTTGTTGAATTTCGGCAAGAATTCGGGCTTGTTCTTTTTCTTTCGAGTGTTAGCCCAGTCATCGCTCTGATATATCCCAATGACCTCCTCGTCTTCACCGGTCACCGCAATGCGGCACTCTTCGTATGGCAAGTGCTGGAGCTTTGCGATGGTCTTTCGATCAACTGAGTAGATGACCTCCAGGTAATAGCCTCCAAACTTCTTCAAATCAGAAGCGCATCCTTCGCGCACCTCGTCGGTGATAAGAACATCCACTCGCTCTTGATTACTTCCTGCCTTGACACCCTTTCCGGCAATCATGTCCGCAATACTAATGCAGAGGGCTCCGTGAATGGGAGAAGACTCAGCCAAGTCGCGCAGGTACATGGGAAAAAGGTTGTCGGTTCCGGATGTAACCCATCCAGAGCGGTCTACCTTCTCGGTGCTCTTCACTGGCGTGTAGTCAGTGAGCGAGACGTTCATTATATTATTGGCCATTGAAAACTATGTCGTTATTGATGTCGATGTCTGGTACGGTGAAGAAGCTCCTGTCGTCACGCAGTTCGCACAGGCCTTGCTCACATAATCCAACCACTGTCTCGTCATCTGGGTTTAAGTTACTCGCGCTGTTCTGTCCGTATACATCGTATCGGTAGCGGCCAATCAAAGTCAAACCTGTCGTGTCGATGGCGACCTGCGTGATGCGTTGATTCTCTGCGATGACGTCCAGCACTTGTGCCAAATATACACCTGCGGCACTGTTCTCCTCGTGTCGAAGTATAAACAGGTAATGCGTGAACGGCGTCGAGAAGTATTGTCGAGCCTCGTCCAGTGTGAGGTACGCGTTCTGATTGGGAGTGTCTGTAAGTAATCTGATCATGCGCCGGGTTTAAAAAAAGGAAGGCGCAGCTTCTACGCCACGCCGTCCCCAAATTAACAAAACATACAATGAATCTCTACACAGGGTACGCAGGATCTACCACGATGTCTGGCGAGAAATTGCTGAACGGAGTGTCACCAGTGGTATACTGCTCCAGGAAGAGCGGCTGTGTTGGCTCCTCTGCGGTGAGAGTGAGCGTGTAGCCGTTGAGGTCTCCCTTTGCCTTTCCTGACTGGTAGGTACCAGCAGTCAAGAAGCAGCCATCAGTGGTGCCGCACATCATTATTTGATCGTCGTACAAACGAACAAAGACTGCGACTTTTGCCTTCGAGAGTTCCTCGAGTTCTTTGCGCTTATCGTTGTCCAGCTTTCCGAGGGTCAACTCGACAGCTTGTACGAAGTAGAGCGTCCCATTTTCAAGAGACGCTGTTGGTGTAATGGTTACAGCGCCGGTGTTACGGTTCGGCTGGTAGCGGAACACGGTCACAGGTGAAGCCACATTGAAGCCGGTAATAATACCGTCCGCATCCTGAGTCACCCCGGCAGAGAAGAGGTTCCATTTGGCAATAAAGATTTCCTTTACGCCACCGACCCCTTCGTTACAGTCGAGCAAAAAGCCCGTAGAAAGTACACAAGCCATTGATTATCAAAGAGTTAAGTTTATAATTGGGAGGAGAACCGAAGTCCTCCTCCGTGATAATTAGAACCAGGTCGAGTAGGCAACGATGTCCGAGCCAACGCCGTACTGAGTAGCTGCGAAGAACTTAGCAGAGAAGCGAACGTTGTCCTCAGCCCATGCTCCCATGTCTACCACTTGGATGTTATTCCACTCGGAGGTCACGTTTGTACCGAACCACAAGTTCGATGGCTGTGCGAGGATCATTGTGCTTGCTGGCATACCAGGACAAACAACGATGTTATAAAGACCCATAAAGCTCTTCTGAACTTCTGGTCCAGCGTAGGTATACCAACCATTACCGGCAGCAGCGTTTGCATACATGTACGCTTCCCAAACGTCCTGACCCATGTAAATAAGAGGCTTTTCGGTTGCTTTTTTTAATCCAAGAGGAGCCGCAGCAATCAACTCTTGAATCTTTGAAAATACATTGCCTGCTGTGATTGCTACTGGAGTTGCAACAAAGTTAATGTCGCCATCAGCATCAGCTCCGATCAATTGAAGAAAGCCGTCGTACTCACCAGCGTTTGCACCGTTACCGGTCCAGATCAAGTTCTCGTTGTTTTGAGCAATACCTGCGAGCATTTCGCTGATAATGCCATCAGTCAAAGCAGAACCCAATGTTCCATTTTGTACATCTTTAGCTTCCCATGAATCTAGGAAAGTGTTTTTACAAACCTCTTCCTGGAACTGTAACTTCTTAAGCTCAATGATGCGCTCAGTCAAGTTAATGGTGCCAGTTGGAGTGAACGCACAAGTTGCGTTAGCAAACGTAACGTTTGACGCAATGCGCTTCACTACTGCTTTGTACTCGATGTTCTCCTTTACGGTCACGTGTTGCAGTGTCTCGTTGGCGTAGAACGCAGCCTTGATGTACTCTCCAGCAAATTTTCCGGAGTACGTAGTTGTGTTGTTTACGGTTGTTGCCATTTTTTTTTACTTATTTTGAAGGTTGTATTCGATACGCTCACGCACTGTCATGCTGTGGAACGGCTTAGTTGGGACGGCAGGTTGTGGTTGCTTTACGCGGCCAAGCTGCACGTTTTTCTCCTTAACGGAAGGAGCAGCAGCGCTTGACTTCACTTCGGAAAGTTCAGTCTTGAGGCTGCTGAGTTCAGTGGCCTTGCTGATATTGTCAGCCTCAGCCTTTGAGAGTTTATTCAACAACTCACTGTTTTGACCTTCAAGGGCCGCAACACGCGAGCTGAGGCTCTCGATAGTTTGAATGAGGTCAGCGGTACTCATCTCTTCTTCGACTTCGACTTCCTTAATCTCTGCGATTTTGGTGTCCTCACCGATGACGATGATGCGACCGTCCTCAAGCGTATACTCTCCGGCCTGCAAAGGCATTGAAGTACCGCTCTCATCTTTGGTGTACACGTCTGCACCCATTCCCCACTCGGCTGCACTTGTGAAAATCACAGTGCCATCTGCGAGCTTGCCTTCGATCTCCAGGTTCACTTCTTCTTCGTCACCGAGGAAGATTTGCTTTGGATCGATGCTGAACTGGTGAAAGATGTCGCGTACTTTTTGCGCAATGGTTCCTTTCATTTGAATAATGTTTGAACTATTGACTCGTGTGCGTAACTTTTCCCTAGAATGTAGCAAAAGAATGACTACTTTGCATTCGATTAATAATCCCTCGGGTTAAGAGAACCTGGTTTGGTCCATAAAAGGGAGCGCTAACGAGTGCTCCTTTTTTTTATTCACTCAAGGCAGCCAGCAACGCTTCGACGAAGAGGTCCTCGTTTGTGCTGCTGAGCTCTGCAACCATGTGGTCGAAGATGCCCTCGATGCTGAATCCTTTAACCTTGCCGAGCTTGACCTCCTCCCAGAGTTCGTCGTTCTGCACGTAGCTCCCAACCATCCAAGTCCCAACCGGAACATCGATTCCCAGGTGGACGCTCTTATCCTGCTCACTCTCTTTGTACCAGGTCTCAACAACGGTGCATCCTTTAATTGAATGCTCGTGCTCGAGCGTGTGGTTGTGGTGTAGGTTTTTCAGCATGAACTGGTGAGCGCATTTGTATACGGTCTCCTTTTCAAAATATATGTAGTACTCCTCACCAGTCTTTTTGTCGATCCGTAGGATGTACTTCTCCGGTATGAGAGCCGGGCCATAAAGCATGCGGCGCTCCTCACTGACGGCGCTGAGCTTAACTTCGTTTAGCGCGACCCAGTTGGTTTCGATAGCCGGAAACTCTACCAGGCTGATGGCCTGCACCCCGAGCTTCATGTTATCGTCAATGACGCATTTCATAACTTTCTTCTTTTCCATTTTTGACGGTTTTTCGTGTTTGTATATTAGTCGTGGTTAATCCTTGGCAGATAGCAGCAAAGGTGTGAGTGGGAGGGCCGTCCTAACGAGGATGGCCCTTTTCATTTAAAGTCGGGCCAGCTCCTCTACGCGGCTTCGTGCTTGCGCCGCCTTTTCAACATCTCCCGAAAGAACGTATGCACGAGGTGTTTGTTGCTCCTGTCTGTTTTTCAAAAAGTCAAGTACTAGTGGATTGAATGCGGGTGCCGTTGTCTCGCCTTCGCCACCAACACTTCCCGCTCCCGCTTCCGGTAGATTCATACTCTCTGGTGGTGCGCTGCTCTCAAACTGAGTAGATTTAATTTTCGCTATCTGTACTGCACCAGCGGCAATGGCTGCCGCAGCCGCAATAGCACCTCTTATGGGGCTGGTTGGATCACCAACAATTAATTGTGAGCCAAATGCAGCAACAGCCGACGCCGCAGTGTTCACAATAGCACCGGCTATTTGTAACTTCTTATTTTTTTCGAATGTTTTCTTTTGCTCTGCTTCAATTACAGCTCGGCGCTTTAATAATTCATTGCGCTGCTCTTTTGTGCGTGCATTTTCTACCTGCTTGTCTAAATCCGATAACTTGTCGCTTAGCTCATTGGCCTTGGCTTCGTTTAGCGAAGTCAACGCATCCAGTGCTTGTGACGCAGTGTCGGCCCACATCTGGACCGTCTCAAGCGCAGCTTTAATACGAGCCTCCTTCTGCTTGTTGGCAAACTCCTCTTCAAGTGCTGCGGTGTCCTCTCCGTACTTTTTAGCCAATGCAATGCGTGCATCATAGTCTGCTTTTATAGCGGCAAGCTCATTAGCAAGAGCCTGTTGCCTTGTGGTTAGCCCGGCAGTCTGTGCAACAAGAACAGCCTGTTGTCTTTCCTTCTCCTTCTCGACTTCCTCCTGCGCGTACTTATCCGTAATGGCTTTACGTTTCGCTTCCCATTCAGCTCGAAGTGCGCTCGCGTCCTGTTCTGCATCTTCGAGTTGGGTTATCTTCTCAAAGTATACTTCGCCAAGCGCATCTAATTCCTGCTGCTGTGCACTTTTTTGAGCGGTGAGATTTTCCTCCACCAAACCATCCACGACTGCTTGCTGCTCCTCTTGTGCCTGCTTGGTCATTTCGATTAGCATCTTCGCATATTTCTCGCGAATGGCAAGTTCCTCCTTTCCTTGCAGCTCAACAATCTGTGCGGTGTCAACCTTTGCTTTTTCAGCTTGTTCTTTAAGTGCCTTGTACTTTGCTGCAACCGCAGCAAGCTCCTGCTCCTGTGCTGTTTTTGTTGAAAGTGCAAGCTGATCCTGCGCCTCTTTAATAGCAGCACCAACAGCTTCTTGCTCAGCAATCAAAGCCTCCCTTTTAGCTTTTGCATTTTCAGCGGCAGAGCTTGCGGCATCCCTATCGGTCTTGGCAAAGCCATCGCGCAGCTCTTTGAGCTTAGTCGCATAAACTTCACCTAGTTTATCAAAGTCCTCTGCGCTGGCACCCAGTTTTTTAAGCTCCTCCTCCTGCTTTACATATTCACGAGTCAGTAAAGCCTCGGCCTTAGCACGCTCATCTAGATTGCGAAGTTCAAATTCCTCTTGCAATGTTATGCGCCGGGCGTTCAAAGCATTGATGGCTTCCACCTTTATCAGTTCCCGGTCCACTTCCTGCTCCCGGTACTTCTGGCGAAGCTCAGCCAGCTCATCTTCTTGTTCTTTGCTCAACCCATACAAGGTCCTTTGCTGCTCGACGAGCTTGTTGATCTTTAATTTTGTCGCTGCCAGGTCCTCCTCGTTAGACTTGAGTTTGAGCTTAGTTAATTTTTCAGTATCATCAGCAGCCTGAGCAAATGCCAAGCGCTCGTTGTTTTTCCGGCGCTCCGTATACTTGTCGACCTCTTTGTTAAACTTGTCAACGTCCGCACGCTCTGAGTCCAGAAATGCTTTAACCGCAAACCCAATGGCGACAATGGCAGCAGCAATGGCAAAGATTGGATTAGCCATCAGCGCTTTGCCAAGAGAACTGAAAGCACTGCCCAGACCCTTGACACCATCTATGATTCCCTTTAAAGAGAAGTTTTTAATGTTCCCGGCGACGTTTCGGATGTCCTGATTCAATCCATCAAAGTCCAGATTCTCTAAACGAGACTGCAAACCACCGGCAATGTTGCTCAGGTTCTCAAGCGGTGGTCCTGCATTTTGCCCGGCACTTTCCGCGATGTCTTTCAGTTGATCGTTAACCTCCCCAAGTCGCTGCGTGAGCTGCGTGTACTTCTGAATGCCGAGCGCTTCCTGTCCAGCAAGCAAAGCCTTTTTGAGCTCTCGCTGTTCTTGCTTTAGGTTAGCGGTCTTGGGAACCAGGTCCTCAAGACGACCACCGAGCTTTTTGTACTGCTCGCTTAGTTCTTTATACTGGTCGCTTTTGACATCGGTGTTTTGAAGCTGCTCGCGTAGCTTGGCAAGCTGCTCGGTAACGTCCTCAGTATTCGACGCGACTTTCTTTTCGGCATTGGCTACCGCCTCCAGTCCTTTGGCGACATCGTTGAGTGTGCCAATGGTCCCGTCTGCTTTGGTTTCAAGTTCGATTACATATTTTTTAGCCATTCTACGCGATTATTAGGTAAGCGATTAAAGAAAGAAGTGCCCAAGCACCTACTACAATACTCCACCTCACCAGGTAGAAAAGAACCATGCGTCGACCTTTCAGGTGGCGCTGGCCGGTGTTGGTTTTATATCCTGCTTTGATTAAGTGTAGGAGTGGAGTGATGGAGTTGTGCGTCATGCGATTTTCGTTTGTTGATATGTTAGCGATGCGGTGACGACTGTGCTCAGTGGGTACGTGCCTCCCGTCGACTCGATCTCGATCCGATGCTCGTCTGTGTTGGTCGTCGTATCGATATTTACGCCAAAAGTATGACCACCATACACCCCGTTTTCACTGACTGCGGTGACGCCACTATATGAAGCCATGCCTCCTGTTTTTAGCAGTGTAAAGTTGATTTGAGCGCCGTAGTAAATAGTCAGAGCGTCGTCGATCAGCATGACGTTTAGCACGCAGCTCCACGCGGTGTCAGTAGGTAGATTCAGATACCAGCCATTGACGCCTTGAATGTCGAGTACGATCACGTCGCCGGATGCCGTGAATGCCTGCTTGCGATGCAGTACGACGACGCCATACTGAGCCCATCCCTCGTAGGTTGTGTTGGCACTGTCGCCGTCACGATAACCACCGCCTAAATGAAAGCCGGGCACGTTTGTGAAGACGTTCTTTCCGAACATGGCCACGCTACCTTCTCCTTCTTTCGTTAGCTTTTCACCGACCGCAATGCTCTCTGGATTGTTAGCCTCCATTTTGATATCTGTGCCTACAGCCAAGCTGTACACGTTTGTCGGATTGTTGTCAAGCCTGTCAGCCATCACGATTGTGTTCTCGGCGTTGCTGACTTCTCTGGTGCTGGTTCCAATCTTGCGTGTTGAAAGAAGAGATGCTGGTTTTTGAGGTGATGTCGTGAAGGCGTAGCAAGTATTATTAACCTCATCCCATTGATAGCCAAAACGCGTGCATGCACTTTTTGTGGCTGCTGCCGGATTCCCATCACCATCAACAAACTCAATCACACCACCACTAGTCACATCTCCGGGCCGCACGCTTGTCTCGGGCACCGCGTCAATCAGCTTAAGCAATGTAACCTTGGTCACCTCAGCGCTACCAATCTTGTAATCAGTAATCTCAAGTATGCGCCAATAGGCATTTTTGATCCAGATGCGGTCATTGAACTTAAAGGAAAGTATATCGCTCAGGTCAAGCGCAAAGTACGCTTCCATAATACGAGCTTGAGGTGAGTACAGTTGATTCAAGTAGTCTCGCCAATACTCATTAAATAAATTCTTGTATGGTGCCGGGCCTATAATATAAAGCGGTACCTCCGGTGCCCAGTTTAAATCTTGATCAGTAAAAAACGGAATTATGTTTTGGTAATGATTCAGTATTGGTATGACCGCAGCAGTATCTGGAAAATTACCTGCGCTGTTCCACAGTGTCATTTCAACCACACCAGCATTAAAAAGACAACGCAATCCGGGACTGACGAAGTTGCCCTCATCATCTACAAACTTAGGTATGATTACAGATGTATCACGAATATAATTACATGGAGTAATAAAATGCAAGAA